CCTCCTTTCCCATCCACTATAATTTTTGCAAATATAACTACCACAACTCCCATCAAAATCACCTTTTGAGTAATGTTTGCAATTACGACATTTATGTTCTATTTCCTCTGCGCCCCATTTTCTTTCAAGTTCCTCGATATCATCCTCTGCACCTTTTAGAGCGTCCTCGATTTCAACTACAAATGTTCTTTTCATTTACACTCCCCTATTTCTGCACTAGCACCGCCGCATCCTGCTTTTACTTCTGTGACACTGATTTTTCCTTTTTCTGCGTTTTCATAATACTCATACGCATTTCTTATCACCGAATGAGTGAAAGCCGTTTCTCGGTCAATTTCATGCTTCACACAATACTTGTCAACATACTGTCTGAATCCGTCATTTGTTTCATATAGCTTTCTCATGCCACACCTCCTAATAATACCTGCTCTTATCATCCATTTTGTCCTTGTATGTGCCCTTCTTATATTTATCACAATTCCACGGTGAGCACCCTCTTTTTTCATGTGCAATAATCAAGTAATTGCAAGTATTTCCTCCAGAATAAAAGCATTTTTTACAGTGTTTGCCGTCTCTGCAATCAATTCCTTTTGTGCCCGGCTTGTCATCATCTGATGGCCAGATTCCGTACATTCTGAATATATCTTTTTTCCAACGCATAGGGTCTTCAATCTTTTTCTTTGGCTCTTCAATAATCGGTTCTGTTTCGCTTTTAGAACTTGCTTTGACACCCATCATTTTTAACCAATAATAGACAGTCCTCACATCACATCTGCAAATCTTAGCAATGTCCTCTGCGCTATATATTTTCGCCATTTCTAAAAGTTTTGTACCATCTTTACGCTTCAAATATCTCCTACTAAGCCCAAATTCTGCCATCCTATCTGTGACTGTCTTTCTGGAACAGTTCAAGCGTTCCGCAATCTCCGTAGTTGTTAATCCTTGATTTTTTAATTCAAGAAGCTTTTCTTTTGTAATATCGTTTCTTCTCGGTTTTGCCATTTTTTCACTCCTTACTAAAAAAATGATCTCCATGCTGATATGTAGGTGTACCAAAATCATGGTAATGATTTGTCCTAAAAAATATAATGTCATAATCAAGTCTTTCCTTTAATTCTTTTTGAACAGCTTCCATATCATCATCTGTATATGTTTCTGACCTAACAAACTGTCCCTCCTGTAGTACTACTCCAAATACATGATTCGGATATTCATCTGAGTCAATCCGATTCAATACGCAATCGACAACCAATCGTTTACCTGTCATATCCTGATTCCCTGCTTCCGCATGAACCACTTTCGCCAGCAACTCTTCTTCATCAATATTTAACTTTGTTTCCGGCTGTTCTTTAACATATTTAACAACCGGCTTCTCAACAACAACTACCAATTTCTTCTGAGTATTCATATCTTCATCAATAATAGCTTTTGACCTACACTCAGTTAAACTTATCATCAAAGCTGCAAAACATATTGTTGCCACAATCTTCCAATTTTTCATTTGATCCTCCTAATTTGCATTTTTTTACAGCTTTTAAAGCTGTATAAGATACACAATATATTTGATCATTATGCTCCACTACGATAACAGGATCTGTATTACCACACTTTATCCATCGTTCAAATGCCATTATCTGATTATCTTCCAGCCTGCTAATATTAAAAGTATTAGATATGCAGGTTTTACAATCAATGGCATAACTTATTCCATTTTTTACAGCCACAATGTCAAAAGGCTGTGCACCCCTGGTATCGGGTACAATAAAATGTACCCAATACCCTATATCAGCCAACATTTGACATATTTTTCTTTCAAAAAGAGTGCCTAACTTTTTATTTGTCAAAACGGTAATCCTTCTCCTACATTGTCAGGAATTGACATAAATCCATCAGCATCTGCAACAGGCGCAGGTTTTCCATCCGGCTCTTTCCATGCAGGCAAATTAATCTGCTTTTCTGCCGGAATGAATCTGTCCACCTTTGCATTCACATTGCCATTGTATTCTGAATGCTTTACAGCACATGCGCCCACCTTGCCAATCCACTTTGCTGTGTCAAGTTCTCCATCAGCAATGTCCTTGAATGCATCAAAAAACTGTGTCAGATTCCTGTTTGTGATCTCCGGCTTATCCGGCATGAATGTGATATAGTGGTATATGGTTTCTGCATATCTGCTCACATCAAACTGAATCACAAGCATATCATTGCCTGATTTGCTCACAGCCTTGTCTGCACTCTTGATGCGGATTCTGTGATTCCCTTCTGGAATCTTTGTTGTGTAGTTGTTTGTTTCCTCTCTCTTGAAATTCCAAGCCATTTTTTAGTCCTCCTTTTTCTGAATAAAATCTTCCACAAAGCATTCTTTGCGGCAGTCAACTTGGTTCTTTGCATAGATGTTCTGCGTTGCTGTCAGAAGAATGTGATGCTCTCCATCCTTATTCACACCAATCCATCCAACAATGTCACACAGCCCGCAGATGTTGTCAACAACCTTTGCACTGATTTTCGGGATGATTCTGGAATACTGTGTCCCATCTGGATGTGTAAAAGCTTCAACAGATTCCCACGCTGTCCAAACAATATTCACTCCCCATGCCTTCATATACCGCAGACTGTCAACAAGCTTAAACTGCATGTACTGATAGTCTCCCATTGCCGGAACACCCTTGTTTTTCCCTTTTCTACCAAGGTCAGACAGAATGCACCGCTCCAATTCGCTGATGTTATCAACAGCCACAGTCTTGATGTCATTTTCCGCAAGCCATTGTGGAGTGATTTCATGCAATGCATATGTCCATGCATCAAATGTATTGATGTTGTCAATCTGCTCAACAAGGATATTGCTTGTGTCCTTCACAATTTCATCCTTTGCAAGGGTTCTGGTGATTGTCCTGTCAACATCAAGAACCAATGTCCTGCCTTCGCTCCGCTCCGCAATCAATCCAATTGCTGTTGATTTGCCAACACCCGGCTTGCAGTACAGCAAAGCTGTGTACGGCAAGTTTTCTGTTTCAATGGTTTTCAGCTTCATACTCTTCTCCTTTCATAAATTCAATGTACATTTGATTTGGGTCATAATGCAGGCATACACTTGAATATTCACACCTTCTGCCATACATGTTGCATTGGCATGTATTCCTGTAATAGTGCTTTGAATTGAACATTTCATTGATTATCAGCATCAATTCTTCTTCAAAGGCATTCACTTCTTCATCCGTGCGCTCAATTTCCAGAAGTCGAATCTTGGAATCTGTATCTGTGTCATACCAATCAAGCATCCTATAAAAGAATTCCTTGTCAGATTCATCCTTTTTCTGACGAATTGTCGGCTTCCTGCATACTGTGTACCACACCTTGCGACTGCCTGTCAGATACATGTACATCAGAATCTGTTCATCCCACAGCAGATTGTATTCATACTGCTCTGTGATTTCAGAAGAACAGGTTTTGTGTTCAACAATGTGCCCATCACCTGCAATGCCATCCACCTTGCCCACAATCTTCACTTCATCATCCAAAGCCTTCTCAATCCATTTCTCCACATCAGATACCACAAAATGCGGGTAAATATAATGTTCATATGCTCTTGCCATTGCCACTTCTTTTGAAAAGTCTTCTGCATAATCTGGATTGTTTGCAAGATGCCCGCCTTTGTTGATGAATTCCAGAAGCTTGTGATAATTGCTCCCAATTTCCAACGCCTGCGGCTTTTCAACAGGAATCAAATGTTCAACATACTTCAATTCATATAGCCTGCGGCATGATTTGAAAGCTTTGATTCTGCTTGCAGATATTCTCATTTTTCCTCCTTTCCGACAACAAGTTCAATCATTGCCTTGGTTCTTACACTTGGCTCTTGCAAACCGTTTTCAACAGAATTGATTGTTTGTACAGACAGGCAACATCTGGATGCCAATTCTTTCTGACTGATCTTCTCTTTTGCACGATATTCAACCATGCGTTCCTGCAATGTCATATTGAATCACCTCCCTTCTGTATGTATGATACACCATGCTTTGTATTGTGTCAATATATTTCAATACATTTTCGCCTATTCTATTATATTATATACATTTCTATACTTTTTTACTATGTAATATGTTACATTTTACTATAAAATAAAAAAGTATATATAAAATATAATATATATAAAAGTTTATAGCGGGCAAAAATAGTGCATTTCTGGCAAAATGGTGCATCACCTAGTTGTCAAGCCAAACACTGAAATCATCTGCAACTGTCTTATACTGAAGCAGTGCACATTCACCACAAAGCATTTCACCTTCCACATCATACAAAGCTTCCGGCTGAAATTCTTCACCGCACTTGTCGCAGAAGAAATGCGGAACACGTTTCCGGCCACAATCAATGCAAAATGTTGGACAATCAACACATTCATTTTCATACTGGATCATCTTTCACACCTCCTTCTTTTTCACCTGCTAATGGTGAATATCCATACATTTTCCGTTCTTCTTGCATGACATATTCCATAAATTCTGCCATGCTTTCAAAATCTTTTCTTTCCTTCATGTCATCACCTCTGCATTATATTTTTGCAACATCTTTTCGCCACCGCCTTGTTTATATGCTCGTGTACTCGCTAATCTTTGTTGCGTCATCAACCCCAAGCATATCGAATAGATATTTATACTCTTCTTTTCTCTCGCAACTGAGCGCACGCTCATATGGACTCTTACTCCACTCCGTCCCGATATAATCAGTCCTAAGATAGAGTGTGTCTTGCTTGCTGTCATAGTATGCAATTACTTTCCCGCCCGAAATATACTTGCACTCGAAACTTGCGAGGATTTCCTTTCCGTTCCTGCCTGTCCTTTGTGGATAGTCTCGTCTTTTTACTTCTACCATGTTTTCTCCTTTCTGGCGGGGATTTCTCCCCGCCTTGCCTGTTTTATTATCCCATACACACCTTCATGACTGCTTCTGTTGCATCCCATCCTTCACTGACCAGATAATCAACTTCTGCGCTCATCCTTGCGCTTTCAATGCACTGTTCAAGCGTTTCTCTAAGATGACCTGTGATTCCATTGATTTGCTTGTTGAGTTTGCCATCTGTAATGTACTTGTCTTCAATTGCCCAGAAACCTTTTTCATCATTTACGATTTCAAAACTCTTGTTTCTAACTTTCAATGTTGTGATGTGCTTCATGTTTGTGTCCTCCTTGATAGTGTGGTGTTGTTTGTTTCTGATAACACCTTACCACCTTTTATGTAGTATGTCAACACTTTTTTTAATATTTTTTAATTTTCTGCACAAAAAAAATCCTGCCATCCCGAAAAATGGCAGGATTTCCGCAATATTTAGTTGATTTCTGAAAGCCGCCGCATCACTCCGTCATAGAGTTTTGGAATCAAGGCTTTCACTGTGTTCATCAATTCATCCATCACATCCAGATAATCTGCCGGATTCATGCCATCAATGATCTGCATGAATTCCGTCTTTGGCTCTTCTATATCTTTTGACACCGCATATGAATATTGTGGATGCACCACTTCTACCTCCTGTTGTGCAGGAAACATCTTGTCCTTGATGATATAGAATGCCGCAAGCTTCAGACAAGTGTTTGCTGTTGGATTTCTTTGACCTTCGCATTCGGCAATGGCTTCCTGCAAATCATGTTCAGTTATCACAGGAAACCACCCCCTTACATTTCAGACATGATGCCTTTCAGCTTCTGGCGCACTCTGTCATTCGGTGCAGATTCCATAAGTTCACGCAAGTCCTCCATGAAATCACCATCTCTGGAATATCCTTCAGAAGAATATCTGCCCATAGAATCTCTTCTTGCATTCCGGCCACGACCTCTGCCATCACCTCTTGCATAAGATTCCCCGGCATAGCCGCCACCTTCATAGCTTCTGCCACGATAACTGCGCATGCCATCTCTTGCCATGCTGTATTCATCTTCATACATCTCTTCACCCTTCAGAAGATTCTTCTTCATGTGGGCAAGAGTATCAGCATACTGAATTTCAGCCATTGACAGCTTGCCATCTTTGTCTGCTTTCTTTTCAAGTTCCTTTAATTCATCACAGACATATTCAATCAGCTTGTCCATGCTTTTCCTCCTTCCTATGCCACCCTATTGATTACAAGGTTTGCATTGATTACATTGATTGCAGGTGCAGGTGTGTCTGTTGCATCTGTCACACCGCTGACTGCTCTGACGGACATTGAGAAACAACATCCCTTCGGCACGGTAACAAGCGCAGTGCTTGTCACATTGCCGTATTCATCCACAGCGGCAGGTGTGATGATTGCCCTGCTTGTCGGTCTGCTTTCACCATTCACAGTGATTGCAACAGCAATTGGCGCAACCGTTCCGCCTTCTGGAATGGCAATGTTTCCATTGAATGTAATCTGATATCTTGCAAAGCAATTATTGGTGACACCCTTCAGAATAAAAATCCCTGTTTCATCTTCATGGTAAATATAACCTTTGTTGCAAGGGATAGAAGCAGTAAAAATAATCGGCTGATTCAACTCAACAAGCTGTTCAGCATTTGCTAAATATTCTGCCATAATGTCACCCCCGATCAAAAGTTGCCGCAACCACAGCTACATCCGCTGTTGTTATTGCACTGGAAAATCGGGGTACGCCCATATACTGGTGTTGTGGGCACGGGACAGGAATTTAAGCGATTATACAAAGCATCCACTTCATTGCTAAAGCCCTGCTGAATAAATGCATTCTGTGCAGTCTGCGAAGCCGCAAGGTTCGCCATATTAAGCTGTGTCTGAAGTTCCGCAATGCGGTCATTCTTTGCTTCGACCTGTGCTTTAACACCGTCCAATTCAAGCTGACATAACTTGTCCAAAATAGCCTGCGTGTTGCTCGTCTGATTCGTGATGATATCTCTGGTGTTGTTGGCATCAGCAAATCTTGTGGCATTGCCTTCATTCTGAATGATGTTCTGCGTCTGGCAATTGGCAAGCCTATTCTCACAGCAACAATCAGCAAACTGACTGCCAAGCTGATTGAATCCCTGTGCCATTGCAGTCTGCGCCGCAAAAGCTGTCTGCATGTTTGCCATCTGTCTTGCATTTGCGCCCTGCTCAACTCCGGCAAAGCCATTTGCCAATGACATCTGCATATCACCACAGCAATTGCAAAGCTGTGTTGAAAGACCGCTGATACCATCCCGGATGCTTGTGATTCCATCATTGAGCATTGCATCACGGAATCCATTGTTGGTGTTGGTGTTGATGTTCTGCTGACCTGTCATCAGCCAAGGGAAATCACTGTTCCCATATCCGCCACCAAAACCATTACCCCAACCGCCTCCGGCAATGAGAAGAAGTAAGATTACATTTTGTTATCGTAAAGGCTTTTTATCCTCTACTTCTTACACTTTCTTTTCGTGCAAGTTCAGCATATCTTTTCAACAGTTTTCCACGTTCTACCATTTCTTATATCATTTATGGTATTAGGTGAAATATTGAATTTTTCGGCAAGTTCTTTTTTTGACATTTCGGGATGAGATTTTATAAATACTACATCATCTCGTTTTAATTTTGCCATCGGGTGTCGTTCTTCAATGTGCATCATACCATTATATAATGCATGCAAGGAGTTTTCCCTGTTTGTAACCCATTCAAGATTATCGGCGCAATTATTAAGATAATTCCCGTCCTTATGATTCACTTGTGGTTTGTTTTCTGGATTTGGAATATATTTTTCAGCAACAAGTCTATGAACAAAATACATTTTTCCTGCAATATGCACTCTTAAATATCCTGCTCCATTTGGTTGTGGCTTTACATACCGTTTCCATTTTTTGTTAAAAACCTTACCATCTTTAGTTATTTCATAATCGTCAAGTGTAAATGTCTTAAATCCCATGATATAACCTCCTTTTAGAATTATCCCTTAATAGTCATTATATCATGTTATCTATTCAATATTCAACTGTTGTTGCGGCCTCTTGGGAGAATTATATTCTGTTATACAGTTTCATCTCCTATGCGTTGCCCCTGACCATACTTTTACATATAGCCTTCGGTTCGGATTAGCATTTCAGCCTTCCCGCTTAATTCCGCAATTTAACGTTGGCAAATCTACTCTACCAACCCCAATCACCGCCAAAGCCATTGCCAAAGCCGCCATTGCCGCCGCCGTACATAGGTGCAACAGGCATTACCATGCCATTGCTGTTTTCATCTGTTAAAGCCATTTTTTGTACCTCCTATAAATTTTTTTAGGTTAGGAATTGCGCTCATACTTCTGCGCAATCCGTATATCAAGGCTATGCGCACTTGCCTCAATATCATTTATTCATCAGCATCTGCACAATTGGATTACTTCTCATATTCATTACATTGTTGACCTGTGCTTGTGACACCTGCCCAGAATTGAGAAGATGCTGAAGTATTGCATTCGGGTCTTTCACATCTACATCCTGCGGGATGTTGAATCTGCGTGAAAGCACCTGCATTGGATTACTTCTCATTTGCTGATACATTGACATCAACTGTTGCGGATTCATACACCATCATCCTCCTGTTTCTTTATGTCTTCAATCTCGCTCCAAATTCGCTTGATTTCCGCTTTTATTTCATCAATGGTGGGTTTTATCGAATCATCATCAGCAACCGCCTTTTCGGTCAATTTTGAGCCTTCTGCGGGCATCTCCTTCACAAGCTTGTACTTTTCAAAAATCGGTCTGTCCAATTGTGAAAATCCCATTGTCTTTGTATAGATATATGGTGATGTTTCATCCTTGAATGTGACAGAATTTCCAAGTGCGACAGGATAATTCTTTGCCTCTTCTTCACTGCGGACATTCACAAAGCCACCATTCTGAATCTGTGGCTGTGGCATTTGCTGTTGCTGTTGCGGCTGATATACATTGTTTTGCATTGGAAAATATGGATTGTAATAATTTGGCATTGTCAATTCTCCTTTCTATACCACATATACACAGGAATTTCTCTTGAAGAATTCCAAGAATCATATAAAATTCCATCAACAACTGTGGCAACATGTCCACCAAAACCAAGAACAAAAACACCTTCTGGATGATCTCTGCAAAAATCTTCAGCAGTATAGCAATCTGGACATCTGTTTGGGATTGCTTTTCTGTAAAATCCATGTTGCCGCAGAACCGCTCCCCACACTGAATCAGAAGAAGGCATATCACCCATGTCATATCCATTTTTGACAATGAGCAAATATGCCTCTTCCCAATCAATATCAAGAGCCTTTGCAATTGCACGAATCGCACAATCTCCTACATTTCTTCCTGTTGGATTTGGATTGTACTTTATCCACATCAGATTTCTCCATTTCAGATATTTTTGATTCCAGATATGACAGATTTTGACGATACAAACGGCAGACATCATATGCAAGATATGGTGTATATCCCTGTTTTATTAACTTTCGTATCAATGTATTTGTCATACTTGAATTGAAACATAAAAAGATATGCTTTGAAATGAACAGAAAGTGCATCTTTCGTGCACATAAAAAAGACACACAGCAAATCAATGCTGTGTGCCTTTCGTGTGAAAAGAATATGGGATTAGAATATATCAGATTTCAAATATTTCAACAACTTGTTTTCAGCCGCATATACAATCTTCTTTGTTTGCCGCACAGACAATCCGAATTCTTCACTCAATGGCTCATAACAAATACCATCCAACAATCTCCGTTTTATAATTTTACGATTGCGCTCTGCATTTCTGCCAATAATGTACTGTTCAATCAAATTTTCCCAATCATCCCTTGACATATCACCTGCGCCTGCGCATTCGTCTATTGCTGACATTATTATTCACCCGTGTTCTGGCCTTGGTTTTCACCACTCTGACCTTCTTTACTGTTATTCGTGCCATTGCTTATGTCTCCATCATTACCAATGTAATTGGCAATACCATCTTTGCCATCCACTGTAACAGTTGATGTCTCTGTGGTATCCGTACTTGAATAATCATACTGCATCCAAGCATACAGCCACAATGCATTGCTTGCAAATATCAATAGAATTGAAACAATCAAAGCAACCGCAAGCCTCTTTACAATCCGCTCCATCCGTGTCATGCCACTTTCATGTACAACAAAAGGCATCAATACAACTTCTTTTTCCATCTTTTACCTCACAAGCTTTGTAAGAGTGTCTTCATCTACAACTCCATTTACAAATGTTTTTGTCTGGAAGTCCTTCACAGCATACTCTGTGCCGCTTCCAAAGATTCCATCAACAACAAGATTATAGCCTTTTTTGTTCAAAGCCTGCTGAATCCATACAACTTCAGCACCTTTGTTGCCTTTTTTGAGTACTTTTGCCGGGAATACTGCAACAACTTCATCAATAGGTGTGTTGTAAAGCTTGTTTTCGGCTCTCCTGCGCCTTGTAAGTCCTGCAAGGGTCTTTCCCCCTGCCTTATCATACAAAAGCATTTTTGAGCCAATTTCAAGCTTTGTGCGACCTGTGCAGAGTTTATTCAGATTACCTGTTCCGCAATTATAAGCAAAGCTGACAAGAGCATCAAACTGATTCTGGTTGAAGTCCTGCTTGATTGCATTCACAGCCTTTTCAAACTTAGCAAGGTCTTTTTTCAGAAAATCCTCTGCTTGTGCCTGTGTGATTTTCATGCCGGGTTTCACACCGCTTGTGTGTCCATAGCCGATTGTCCACACCTTGACAGAATCTTGATATGCTGTCAGCTTGCAACCCTCAAAAGATTTGATTAAATCAATTCCCTTTTGGCTAGTCTTCATCCTGCCCACCATCTTTGTTATAGTAATGAGTGCTAATGCCAAGCAACGCACCAAGGAATGCATCAATAGCTGTCACCGTGCCTACAACCTGCTCTGCATACGGCAATCCCCAGATGCTTGCCAAGGCAAAATATAAAGTACCAAATGCAGGCAGAAAAATCTGTGCTACCCATTTGAGCCAATCATAATTACTGTTTGAAAGTTTCATGATGCTGCACCCCTTTCTAAAATCTCAACTTTTGTTTCAAGCTTTGTGATTCTGTCACCAAAAGTGTTATGCTTCTTGACTTCCTCTGTCAGATTCTCGATTTTGGCATTGGTCACAGCTTGATTAGTCATGAGTTGATTCTCAATCTTTTTGTTGGCAGAGTTATTGGTGAAGATAACGCCCAACAACGCAAGCCCTCCTGTGATAATTGCCGTTATGATTGATTCCATCATAAGATGCTCCTTTTTGTTTTATTTTATCATGCATGACATATTCCTGTAAATGGTATTTTAGTCAGTTGTTTTGGTATACTCAAATATGGTAGTTACTTTTAGTGGTCTTTGAGGATAACTACCGCCTACAAGTATTACCCATTTGTTACTCTCCAAAAAAGCTCTTACATAGTCACTACCGCTTGTATTATATTGTGAACCAGCTGATGGTCTTGGGTCAATATAAGCTGTTTCAAACTTAATCATCCTATCAATAGGCGGTATAGTATAATCTATTCGTGCGTCTGTTCCTGTGACAGTAGTTTCAAGCACTTGTCTATAAATAGGTTTTCCATCTGTCCATTGACCAACAACTTCTTCTGTTGATGTATACACTTCTTGTGATGAACCGCCACCGCCGCCATACTCTTCTTCATTCAGATAAATTGTACCCATCTTTTTACCTCCTTAATAAACAAAATATGGAACACCGTTGTTTTTCTGCGCTGTTGTCAAATTATCATAATCAGTTTGTGAAATTGTGATTACTTTTAAGCCACTCACACCTGTAGAATTTTCACTAACAAAATAGATTGTGCCATTATTCTTTTCTGCTGTTGTTAGATTCTCATATTCAGTCGGTGTAAGTTGCTGATACGCAAGAGCACTGATTTGACCACTTCCTTGATTATCAGCATTTTCCCATTTTTGAGTTGTGGAATTATATTGCAATATCTGACCATTTGAAAGATTATCTAATTCTACATCCGTCAAATCAGAAATTGCACTTGCTCCGCCTGCTCCACCGCCAGCGTTAATTCCATTGACTTTCAATATGACTTGATTCTGTTCATTCCGAACATTATACATTTGGTCATTATTAAATCTGACAAAAGAAACACGGTTATCAAATCCAGATATAGCAATATATTTATTATCCGCATAAAATCTATTTAATTCTTTAACAGAAACAACACAAGGTGAATCCATTATAGGACACCCACCTACTCCATTTATATATTCAGAGTATACACCTATATATATTGCCAAAAAATCAAAATCATCTATTGATTTTGTGAGAGTATATGTGCCAGTACCTTCTCCATTATTTGATTCATAAATAGTTTCAAAATTTATGTCTCCGCCGCCAGAACCTCCGCCAACAATCTGATAGATGGTTTCGTCCACTTGCAGTTTGCTCAAATTAGCAGTTGCCGCTCCTGTCGGGTTTGCAACAACAGTTGTGCCGCCGCCACCTTGTGCCCATGTTCCGTCACCACGCAAGAATTTGTTTTCATCACCTTGTGCAGGTGCAGGCACAAGCCCTTTTGCTCCTGCGGCTGATGCGCTTGCGCCTGTCATATCTGGTACATAAATGTCCGTATTTGTCCCATCTGAATTGTGTGCGGTAGCAATCTTTGTGCCAGATGCTTGCTTTTGCTCTACAGTTCTAACAAAATCAATATTCTGCCATTTGTCATTATTATAAACTTTTATTCCTGTTGGACTGTCATTGCCATCGCCCTCATAAAATTTTAAATTAGAAACTTTTATAGAATGAAACATGTTATCTTCTAACCCTGCGCCCATTATCTCTAATTGGTCTTGATTGTTTCCTATAGCAGTAAATGTACATCCACTATAATGATGCTCTTCTAAATCAATATGACAAGGCATTATCCGCATTGTATCATCCCATGTGCCCCATTGGTCTGATGTATATTTTTTGTTACCGGTTTTATTTATACCAATACCAAATGCAACATTAGCAGAATCTTCTTGTATTGCATTTTCTAAAATTTGCATATCAAATTCAATGGTATATGTTTGTCCTGCTGTCAGTCCTTCCATTATATAAATAGCGTGCTCATCATTAACACCATTCCAAGAACCCTCAATTAAATATGACTTTTCATTTTCATTATATTCAAAAGTTGTTACATTGATAATGCCGGGATTTGTGGTGCTTCTTGATATTTCACAGTCAATAATTTCACTGTTTGTAGTTACATGCAAGTCACCTGTCTTCCCAGATTCTGGAGTATCTTTTCCCACGCTTGTTCTGCCTGCTGACAAACCGTTTTTATTTGCCGCATTTGAAGATTTCTCATTGGTATTGTGTACCATAGGAATAGCAGGGTCTACTCCGAATCCCTCCATGACATAAGCACCATTTAAGTTGTAATCATACATCATCAGACAGCAGGCTTCTCCGGCTTCTGTTGCATGACCGCCTGTGAATTGGATGATATCGCCAAGATCATAATGAACACCGACTACAGTTGAGCATGAGAATGGTGTATAGGATATAGCGTCAAGTGCTTTTAACACATTATTACGCATGGTAATTACGCTTTCGCCTGTTCCTGTCTGCAAAAACGGATTTGCGCCCATTTCCATGAAAGCACCATCTTCAATATGTTCAAGCGCATCCATTTCCCACTTTATACGCTTTTTCACATTTTTGATTCGCCTATTCAGTTCTTTCTTCTGTGTCTTGTATTCAGCCTCACTAATTCTTCCTGCGGCATAATCAGCTTCAAGCTGTGTCAACTGACCCTCTAAATCTACAAGATGATTTTGTGATCTCTGCAATGCTGCTTCAAGTTCTTCGGGGTCATAGCCATAATATGAATCTGTACCCTCTTTGATGTTCTTATACCATACACCTGTATAGTTGGTCACATAATCATCAAATGTTGCACCCGCAAGCCTGTGTGTTTCTGTAATGGTATCAACATAATTGTCTACACTCTTATACTGCCTAAATTCAAGCGCACCATCCCTATTGATTGTGGCAAAGCAAGCCATGGTCTGTGCCATCCAGAATACCAAATCACGGTATGTCTCAATGTCATTAGCAAAGTCTTTTAAAGGACCGTATGCACCTGCAATCATCAAATCCTTATCGCCATTCGGAAGACTTTCTATGTATTCATCTGTCATACCATTGTCAACACCGCAATCCTCGCACACTTGGTCAATAAATGCCCACATACCGCCTTGGAATTGGAAATTTTCTGGCTTGAATTTTTTGTCAAACTTAATCATGTCATCATAAGCCGTAATCTCAATTCCCTCTGCTGTATGTACTGCTTCTTTGACGGTAAAAATACCAAGCGGAACATCCTCCCACTCGTTTGTGCCAATACGCAAGCCAAATGATGGTGTAATCTTTCTGCCAATCCATGAGTATCTATCAATATGAGAATCAAGCCCATAAAAAGTCGCAGTAAGAGTTCCCACATAAACAGAACCAAGCACGACATCATTTGTGTCCGTGCTTTGGTTTGTGATGTGGAATGTTCCAGATTTTATGTTTGATTCGTCAAAGCTAGTATTACCAAGCCCTCCACTAATGACACCTTGAATCCTGTGCTCCTGTGCGGGCTGTTTTACTGCATTCAAAAATGCTTGCGATACGCTATACATTAGAATTCCTCCAAATTGAAGCTTACTTCCCAGATTCCGTTTGTTACACTCAATTTATGCGATTTTCTGACAAGGCTATAATTGAAATCTGTCATGCGCACTGTGGCTGTTTCACTTGTTTTTGTTAAAGGATTATATTTGGTTAAAGTGAATGAATTCATATCACGAAACTGCAAATATGTTTTCAATTCATTATCCAAACATGTTGTAGAAAAAGACACAGAAAGCTTCCTTGCACGAATTATCAAATCAATTTCTGTCCCGGCCTCCGTTGTGAATGTATTCTTCAACTTTTCTGGATTTTCCACCCAAGAATGCGGAAATGGAATTTCTGTTTCGTTAAAATATATCTTTTGCATCATCTTCCTCCGCTTCTGTATGTTGTTCTTTGCTGTGCACCTGTAATCATTGCTTCAATCGGTCTGTTGCCAATATTGACCATGAGTTGCATGTTCATCAGCGCATCCGTGATTGCTGTTACAACATCACCATAACCATCATTATCTGACATCCCGGCCTCTGCATTCATTGTACCATATCCACCTGCGATTTCAAGCGCAGGTGTTGTCTGGAATGAATCATAAATGCCATCAGCAACATCATCAACAGCACTGAATACATTATTTGCATTGCTCTTGATGCCGGACGCAAACAAATCCATCATATCTGGTGCAAATGTGTGGAAATTAGACAGTGCACCTTCTTCCGGCTCTGAAAATCCAATCAGCTTTTTAATTGTTGCGGCAATATTACCCACAGCACCTCTCAAATCACCAAGCTTTGATTTGATGCCATCAATAAAGTTTTGAAGAAGGTCTCTTCCCCATTCAGCGGCTTCCTTTATTTTCTCTGAAAAGCCTTCTTTTACTTTTTGAATAATTTCTGCACCAACTTCAATTACTTTTGCATAGGAATTCACAATACCTGTTATTAGTTGCAGAATCAATTCAATTCCCGCCTCCAAAATCTTTGGTGCATTTATAATTATAGCTTCTAAAAGCTTCAAAACAATCTCTGGTGCTTTTTCAATAAGAATAGGCAATGCTTCTATAAGACCAAGTGCAAGACCTGTTATAAGGGCAATTGCGCCATCAACCATCAAATCCACATTTTCAATGAGCGTATTTACAATTTGCAAAACAACTTCAACAATTGTTGGAATCAATGTCGGCAAAGCTTCTGCAATACTGTTTGCAAGCTGTAAAATGACCTGCAATCCTGTATCAACAATCATTGGAAGATTGTCAATGATTGATTGACCAATACCCATCACCAAATCCGCAAGCGCAGGCATGATAACAGGCAGGTTTTGAATGATTGCATCACCAAGTGCAAGCAGGATATTTTTTCCCACTTCCAGAATCTTTGGCAACATCTCTGAAAGCTTATCAATGGCCTGTCCGACACCTTCAGAAATCTGTTCAATTCCTTCATCATAATTGCCTGTGAATAAATTTGTCAGCCCATCCATCACACCTGTGATTGCAGGCAGGAATTCAGACAGCATATTTCTTTTCAAGCTGTCAAATCCTGTGCTCATATCCTGCAATGTATCTTGGAATTGTGCAGATGCCTTCACAGCATCATCAGACATTACACCGCCCAATTCATGCACTCTGTCACGCATTTTCTGCGTTTCTTCTGCTGATGTATTGAGAAGTGCACCAAGTTCTGTCGCACCCCTGCCAAGTAATTGACTTGTAATGTATGTTCTTTCTGTGCCTTCCTCCATCCCTTGCAAGCCTGTGATGACTTTTGCAAACAAATCTTCCTGTGAAAGACTTGCCACTTCCTCTTCAGAAATACCAAGCTTCTGGAATGCATCACTTCCCTTTTCTGCCTGTGTTGCAAGTGTTTTCATGGAAGGCTTCAAAGCATCAATACTTGTGCCGGAATGTTGCATAATTGCATCCCACTCTTGGTATGCCTGTGCAGAAATGCCCATTTTCTGTGACATCTTATCAATGTTGTCACCATATGCCGCAACATCACCTGTGCCTTTTACAAGGGATGTCCCTGCGGCAATGGCCGCTGTACCGACAGCCGCAACAGCCGCCGCACCAACACCTGCCGCACTTACAAGACCTTTGCCAAATCCAGAGCCTTTTGTTTCAGCATCCTGCAATCCGCTTTCATATTCACTTGAATCAAGGCTTAGCTTCGCAAATAAATCAAATACATCCATTTTTATTCTCTCCCGAATGAAAGACCTGCCTTCAGCATTACATCATTGATGATCTCTTCTGCATCCACAGGCTCTTGTTGTGTTTGATTAATAAATTCACTCCATGTTTTTGTGATATGCTTTCCTTCTGGCGCAATTCTCAAACTTTCGGATATAAAAATGCGGTACATTTCTTCACGCTTGAAATTGTCAATCCGTGCTTCAACATACCGCATAAATGGCTTTATTTCTCTTCTGCCTCTGTATTCACCATAGCAGAGCCAGAAGATTCTTGTTCCATCTTCTCCTGCGCCGCATATCCGAAAAAAGGCTTGATTTCTTCATTGTTTCCGATATCGGCAAGAATCTCAATGAGCCGGACAACCAAATTCAATCCATTTATAGGCTCTGGGTCAATCCGCAGAAGAATCTGTTCTGCCTCTTTCTTATGTTTCTTCAAGATTTCCTGTGCAATCACAATCTTTGAAGCACCAGAGCGGATTACTTTTGCAACATCCTTGTCATTGATAATGGTTGAAATCGGGTCAAGCAAATCCGCCCATAAGTCAACCGCTTCTTCTCCTTCATAATCGGTCAATCTTTTCATGAAAAAAATCACTCCTTTTCTTTTTTTATTTATGCAACAACAACTGTGCAGGTGTCATTGTATGTCACACCATCAACAGTGATGCTTGCCGTGATGATTGCGCTTCCTGCGCTTTCTGCCGTAACAACACCATCAACCACAGATGCAACACTTGAATCGTCAGATGACCATGTAACAACAGCATCAGCCGGATTCTTCTGTACAGAAAAAGCGAAAGTATCACCATCAGCAATTTCAATTGAATGGGTATTCAAAGAAATGAAAGGTGAAGAAGAACCGCTTCCCTGCTTCACATAGATTTCATACGGCACAGTGTCCTGTGCATTCATACTATAATGTCCTGTGAATTCAAATGCAAACTGACCTTTGCCTTTGTCAGTGCTCTGAATCTGGAAGCCGCCTGTATTCAATGCATTCAGCATCTTGATTGCAACAAATCCGGCATTGTCACCTGTGTTCACATCAGAATAGTCACCAATCCACCAGATTGTCTTGAAATCTGTCTGCAAAATATCATTTCTAGGCACAATATGCGTTTCATCAGAGCCATCCACATCTGCCGCACATGCAAGCATTTTTGCCGTTGCCGCAGATAAGGTGACAAATGTACCGCTCATCTTCACATCATGTGAATCTAATTGCTTCAGTTCCTTTGTGTTCTTCGGGCAATTGTCAATGTCTTCACCGAAATCAGTGTATTCAACACTGTCAGTGAAGTTTACACCACCAGAAGTTGCACCCAGAATGTTACCAATAACACCTGTTGCCGGATTGAAGTTATCAACCAAAATACCTGCATTCAACTGAATATTCTGAAAAGCTGTTGCAGGAATCTGTGTATATTTCATGTTTTCTTCCTCCTTAATCTAAAAATTCAATGATTACATTCAGAACAATCCGCCGAATCAATTCATCACTTGGGTCATTCATTCGCTGTGCCCAAGGTGATGCTTTTTGAATCCACATTGAGCCGCCATCATAAGCCACCATGACACCGCCTCTTCCGATAAATTCAGCAATCTGCTCTTCTTTTGCTGTGATATCTGCCCAACTGCTTGACCGATACCACAAGGATGATGTTTGGGCAATCTGATTGCCAAAATCATCATTTGATGCCTCATATGTGATGTATGGGAAAGCCGCACCATAAAGGTCAATGCGCTCCTTTTCATCCGGCACACTGTTTTCATCAAAAGCAGGAATCCCAAAACTGCTCCAAAAGGCATGTAATGTCTGCATCTTATTCATTCAGCTTCCATTCCTCCGCACTATACTGCCGCATATTAAGGCCTGCTGTTTGTGGTGTTTTCCTGTCATCAGAATCAGAAGTGATTCTGAATGTCTTCTTGTCACTCTCCCTGCGCAAAACAGTGTGATAATCAAGCAACAAGTTTTTCATCACAGTGAATGTGTATGCAGATGTAACACCCATTGCCTGCGCAACCTTCATCTGTGTACTGCTATCAAACACCATTGCACCTGCAATAGTTGCGCCATCAGTCCACACAACTGTTGTGCCGCCATAGCCATCATCAACCACAGATTTGTTTATTATCGTAAAATCTTCATATGCGCTGTCTAACAAACTCATATTCCTTTAATCCTCCGATAAATATTCAATCTGTTTTTGTAGGCATTTTGCCATGTAATTGAAGAGCCTGCGCCAGATGAAGAGCCTGCGCCTTTGCTGTAAGAATAACCACCAAAACTTTCACTCTGAAAAGGTGACATTGCCGCAGAATCAACACTGCCATTCTTGACCTGCCATGCTTCAATCTCTGCCACTAATGACAGGAATTCTGCCGGAATAGCCATCAGCCAGATTGCGCCATTAAATGCTTCATCCGTCAATTCCAAATCATTTGTGTACTTGTACACACCATCATTGAACACACTTCCTACAATACGGAAATACTGATTCTCTTTGATTGCATCAAGAAAATCAGCATCTGTTATTTTGCCGGATTCAATGGTAAAATCACCATTGAATTTCGGCAATCCCTTATCAAAGAAGTTATTCAAATCAAGGCAGATTTCATTCAGCATTTTTCTTTCTTCCTCTTCGCTTCTTTGGCTCTTCTGATTCAGCAGGCATTTCATTTGTTTCCATAGGCTCATTCATGAATGAATCTTTGACCTCTTCGATGACTGCCCGCCCACGCTTATTATGCACAGATGCCAATTCAGCAATTCTGCTTTCGCTTGGCGCATATCCCTGCCGGGGAAATACATCCCCGGCATGATACTCAAAATTATTATCTTGCAAGTCTGTAAAATAGACCGTTGCTCTATATTTCATAGGCTTATACTCCTGCGCTTACAGTTACCACGCAAGTATCGCTGTATGTCTCTCCGTCAACCGTGATAGATGCAGTAATGTTAGCAGTGCCTGCCTTAACACCAGTAACAGTGCCATTGGATACGGTTGCAACTGTGCTATCAGAAGATGCCCACGTTACGGTTGCGCTTGCCGGATACTTGTCCGCAGTCAGTGTGGTTGTACCCTCAACTGCAACAGTAGCGGTCTTCTTATCCAACTTCACATATGCGCCGATACTGCCTTTAACAACACCTGCCGCATACTCAACAAGGAACTGAATGCCATCCATTACAAGGGATTCAATCTGTGCTCTCTCGTTGTTCTGGTAGCCGGAATTGATGCCGATATAGCCAAGCTCATCTGCGGTCAGATTGAATGCCTGTGCAATATCTCCGTTCATGGTGAGATAGTACATGATGATGTTCTCTTTTGCCGTTGCAACAAAAGTGCCCTGTGTGATTCTGCTTGACATAATCACAGTACCCAGACCAAGGAAATCTTCAACATAATTCATGCCGAATGCGGTCTGCACAGTGATGTTTGCAGTGCCAAGATAATCTGCGACATCAAGAGGATTTACAAAGTACACTGCCTGTGCAGTGTCATCCTCAAAAAGCACCTGCAACTGTCCCCATGCCGCCGCAAGAGCCTCCTGCAATGTAGCACCTGTTGCAGATGTAGAGCCGGAAATCGTGCCATTAAGGAAAGTGAACAGGTCACTTCTCACACCATTCTGTACCAGAGAAAGCAGTTTTGCATCGGTTTCAACGACCGCTGTCTGATAGCCGGATTTCTTGATTGCCTCTGCGGAAACACCCTTGCGCCACTTCTTCAGAGTGATTTCGCCAACAGGCGTTTTGGTCTGCTCAATCTCGGTCAGCGGGATGACTTCACCTTCTGCCACAGCACCATCTCCAATAGTGCCGCTCATGGTATAGGTGTACATTGTCGTGCCTTCCATCATGGGAATCTTTCTGGTAACTCCAAGCACCTCAATCAGCTTGGCCAGAGAAGAATGCGTAAACTGATTTACAAAATCCACTTCACGGATTTTCTTCATGTCATTTGCAACTGTCAGATTAGTGTCTGCCATTATTTTTTCCTCCTTAACTCAAAAATAATTCTTTGTTATCAAGCATAGCCTGCTGTCTTTCAGCAGTATCCTTGATTTTCATGATGTCATCTTTAGACATCTTTGCGCCGCCATTGTTTGCAGGCGGCTGTGCTGTTTGTGCTCCTTGTGTGGTCTGGTTTACTATGAAATCCGCCCACTCACTTTTGATGCCGGAAATAATGGATTTTGCATCCTTCACCTTGCCATCATCATCAAATTCAATGTTTGACAGGTCAGAAACCTTGATGACAGAATCAATGCGCTTCTCGGAAACACCTGCTTCCTTCAGCAAATCCCTGTATGCCTTTTCTTTTGATGCCTGTGTCTGCTTTGCATTCACATCCGCTTTGTAATCCTCAAACTCGGCCTGCAATGCTTTCAGCTTTTCGGTCACCTTTTCAGCATCTTCAAGCTTTGCCTTGGCTTTCACAAGCTCTTTGTCTGCTCCTTGAAGCTTTTCAACCTGCGCCTTGTAATCCTCCACATCTTTTCGCAGGGAATCCCTTTCATCCGTCAATCCGTTGATGGTATTCCTGTGCGCTTCAATGATTTGGTCAATCTGCGCTTCGGACAAATCCATTGCCTGCAACATCTTCTTTGTAAGTGCCATTTTCTTCTTCGCTCCTTTTTCTCGGTGTCAGTCTATCGACATTTGCGTTTCAGAATCCACACAGTCTATCGGCGGATTTCTGCTGTTTTGAATATAACAAAAAACATATGTTTTGTCAACTGATGCACCATTGTGATGCATCATGGTGCATTTTATTGCATTATAAACTTCTCCTATATATACACTCTTTCTATATACTTTTTTATTTTCGGGTAAAATGTAACATGTTACACAGGGAAATATATATATATAATATATTATAAATATAGTATTTATCAGTATTTATTAAGGTTTTTCGAACAAATGTTCTAAAATAAATGGTGCACTAAAAAAGAACACCTGTTCGTGAACAGATGTTCCTTTTTTATATAAAAATTAAACCGTGATTTAAGAAAGGAGTGAAAAAGTTAAACCACGATTCAATTTTATGCCTTTAAAGCGGCTTCCAGAATTGCAGAATAATGGTCACCATGATTTGCCGCCGCATCTCGCAGAAAATGTGCTTTTCCTGTCTGATGTGTGGCATTATCCCTGTATTCCACATATGGCGCATACTCAACATTTGTGCCTATGTAAACCGCCTTCTCTTCATCCACCACTTGATTTGAAATACTATTGCGCAGTCTGCCTGTGTCAACAGGGCAATCATCCTTTGCATAGCCTTCTGCTGTCTGGCCTATTGACCGCAGGGCAACAAGCACCTGCTCTTTCATTGCGGCAATTGCTTCTTCTGTGTGGTCATTTTCGATTCTTACGCTTGTCACCCTTGGCATCTGAATCCTCCCTTTTTTCCTTTTTCACCTGTTCTGCAAGCTCTCTGACTTCTTTGTAAAAATCATCAATTTCAACATCTTTCATTTTTTCACCTCATCGAATACCTTCTTCAAAGCAGGGTCTATGGTCAACAATTCATTGCTATATGCACAAAAGCTTTCGGCAACATATTCACCTCTGGTATGCAGAGCATATCCAGATAATTTTATGCCATATTCTTCCATGCCATCCTTTGTTATCTGTGCAAACTCTTTGCTTTTCATAATGATTTGATGATCAATATGATGTCCGAATTCATGGTCAAGCATTGCTTTGATTGTATTGTTGCTCAATTCAGCAACAGTTTGTCTGCCTGCTTCCTTATATCTTTTTACCATTTCAAGATTTCTTCCTGTGAATCTATCCATATTGTTTATACAGAAATCAAAAGATTCTTGACCTTTTTTCACATAATCATTGATGGATTTCACAGATTTCAATATGTTTGGATTGAAATATAATTCCCCATTAAATGCGGCACGATATGCCATAGGCGCATCTTTTGCATCTTTCCAGATTTTTTGTCTGAAATTCATCATTCCAATATTTCTGAATTTTGGCAAATCATATTGTGAAAACAGCATTGTCAATTCTTCATTTATTGCATTTACATTATCAATTGACATACCTTTGAAAGAAACGGTGCCTTCTCCTGCCCATTTTGAATCAACAACAAAATTTTGCCGTGCATATTCTTCAGCATCTTCAATGGTCTGTGCAGGTGTGAAGGATATTTGTGGCGCAGGTGTTGCTTTTGGCTCTTCCTTTTCAATTCCTCTTCTTCCACGCTCTTCATTCATCTGGCCTTCATGCATGGTGTCATCCCGCTCATAATCTACTCTTGAAATGCTACCATCTGCCCGCCGGAATCCAACAATCTCTGTGCGCATTGAACACCTGCAATTGTACACTTCTTCTGGCTCTCCACTTGGGTCTGCCGGATATTCAAGACCATTGGAAAAGGTGTCATTGATGCCAACTCTTTCACCATCCACATCCAGATGTGATGCTCTTGTCCGGCTGTCTGGTGTAGCAATCCACACCTTCTCCTGCACAACTCCCTGTTCATCAAGTGTTTTATAGCTGTCAAGCCTTCCATGATTCTCTGCCTGTGTGACAAGTGTTCTGGCCGCTCTGGTAGCAGATGCAGTGTTGTTGTGGATAACATCAAGCAAGCTTTCAGAAATCTTTGGGATGCTGTCACCTTGCAGAATGCCTTGCATCAGTTTGCTTGACATCTGCTTTGTGTTCCATCTTTCATCCTTTGGAACATTGACCTTCTTTGGCGGCAATTTTATGTCACCATCCCGCCGCAGTCTGTCAACTGTGGATGCATCAACCAATGAGAATGTGAACAAATCTTCATTGAAGCTGTATTCACTGTTCTCTGCAATATATCTTTCTCTGTCACTCTTGCTTGCCATCGACCTTCAAACCAACCTTCCTGCAATCCTCTGCCACTTGATTGTAATTGATTGCATAGATTTCAGACATGGAATCATTGACCACATCCAATGCTTTCTGGTTTACATCTGCCATTATCCGCACAAATTCTTTGATGATGCTGTTGTATTCCTTGGATTCTATCGTATAACGCCGAATTTGACCCATATAGGCTTTTTTTGCTTCTTTTTTGGATTCTTCATCATTCGCATCAATAAAAGCCTTGTATGAGCCTTCTGTGCGTTTGTAGACAGATGCCATGTATTTCTCATACTTTTTCTGTATATTCAACAAGGCAGGGTCTGTGTCATAAACCCTGCCCATCTGTCTTTCAATGCCCGCAAGCATTTTATCTGTCTTCTGTCTGGCCTTGTCCTCTGTCCTGCTCTTCGGTTTCATCTTCATTGCTCTGTTCATCCTCTATTGATTCAAACCGCTCCATCTCTTCCTGCTCCCTTTGCCCCAGAATGCTTTCAATTTCGTCTGGTGAAATAAAAGGCAGATGCTTCAGCACAGTTTCATCATCAAGGAATTGTGCGGCAGACAGAATCACCTGCGTTTCCTCTGTTTGATTCATCAGCTTTGACCGCTTGTATGTTGGTGCATCATCAACGCCTATCAGCGCAAGAATTTCTTTGATGAATGCAGTCACACAGGCTTCAAAATCATCACACTTCAGATTCAGATTGTCATAAGCCGCATTGATTGCTGTGGCTGTAACACTTCCTGCTGTGATTTTATCCGTATCAAGTGCCATTGCATCTCTGTACAGGGAATCCCGCAAATCCTGCAATCCGGCCTGCCGTGCTTGGTATGGTACATCAATGGTGTGCGCTTCTGCTTTTGCTCCATCATCATCAACAACAGCCGCCTTGACTGTCTTCATGTGCTGAATGAATTCCATAAGGTCAATGTCATCCATGCCTCCGGCATTTTGAAGTGTCCAATAAATCTGACTTGCATCATCAAGGTCATTTGCCAGACCACTCTGAATCAAATCATATCCATCAATCTTTGACTGCAAACCAATCAACTCCGATTGATGCATGCTGTTTGCCCACAGCGGCACAATGGGAAAGCTTGGATAGTTTTCACCATTCAGAATTTCTGTTCCATCAACAACACTCTGGCGCACAATCTGTTTGTATGTCTGTTTCGGTTTCAGAATTGAGCCTTCGCCTTCCTTCCAGATATATTCTGTGTATCCATCTTCCTCATACAGTGTTGCCCGCAGAGGCTTGTTGTCAGCAATCTGCCAGAATCTGATACCTGCATGAATGCCGCCGTCTTCTTCACCAAACAAAGGTGCAAATTCTGTGGCTTTGAACACTTCCACATGGTCAAGATTCCAAAAGCCATATGCAACGCCGCCCCACAGTGATGCTTCACCTGCTCTTAAAAGGATTCCATCAAAATCATCACCGCCAAGCTTGTCTTTGGTCTTGTCTTCATTGAAGGTCACACCATTGCCAAGCAGATATGAATTTTCCTGCCTAACAAAGATAGGAAAGAAAGCATTGCTGAATTTGTAATTTGCGCTGTAATTATCCGGCACAGCTTCACCACTCATTTTGTACAGCAACTTCTGATATCTGCTGATGGTGGTATTCCTTCGCCGGAAATACTCATATCCTGTGAATGCATCCAAATACATTGCGCTTGTTTTGTATGCACTGATTGCACCACGGACAAACTCCATCTTGTCACTTGCTTCAAGCAAATCTTCATAGGTTTTCACACATCATACCTCCGATTCTGTCAATACGTCATGTAATCCAATATCAACAACAATGCCTGCCTTCTTGTATAACCTTCTGGCAAGACATGCCGCCGAATCAGCACAATCATCATGGTCAGCATCCTCATTGTAATCAAGTATTTGACTGACATATTCGTCATCTGTTCCTTCTACGAATATAACATACTTCCAAATGGCTTTCAAGTATGTGGAAATCTTCAAATGCTTGTTCATTCCTTCATGATAGGTCACTGTGCGCATGCCAAACTTGCGCTTCATATCCTTGGCGGCAAATCCTTTATCTGCATTACTTTCAAGCAGGCATTTGCCGAAAGAAAACCGCATGTAATCATCATATATGTCCTTGTAACAGGATTCAACATGCTTCTGCCAACATCTGCCATACACATAGAAATGGCCATCATGATATGCCATAGCTGTGAATGCTGTGAAATCCTCTCCACCATATGCGCAGTCAATATGACACATTGCACCTGTGATGAATTCTATTGATGCGCCCATTGTTCTTTCTGTGAATAGCAAGTTTTCATCAGCAATGATTTTCAATTCATAGTTGCATGCAAAAAGAGAAGGTGTCATGCTTTCTTTCTTCTCTTGGATAACCTCTTCTGTGATGATGCTTTTCACCTCTGGATGATAGCAGTCATACTTCACCAGATTTGGCATCAGATTAGATGCATCATCTTTGTGCCAGATGGTCAATGTGTTGATTATCCGGCCACCTCTGTTTTTCAGATTCTGCAACTCTTGGTATATCAGCTTTGTTCTTTCCCGCTCTGCCTTGCTGATTCTGTCCTTGATGTTGATGATATCATCAGTGAATATTCGGTCAAAGTGCTTTCCTGTTAAAGAAGACCCCATACCGATTCCAACAAGCTGTGATGTGCCCTTGGCATCTGTCACAAGGGTTGTGGATATCTCAAAAACAGATTCAACAGTCAGATTAAGTGATACACCATAAATGGTCTGCACAAAATACTGTGTATGCGGGTCTTTCAGAATCTTTGCCGTTTGTTTGATGATTTCCTTCACATCATCATCTGTCTTCCTCATGAACATGGTGCGCACCTTTGGAAGCAGAATGATAATGAGTGCAAGTGCAATACTGTCACAGGTGGTTTTGTATGTATTACGAGAAGCGGCAAGGCTCATATCATCCCTGCCGCATAACATCTCTTTAATCCATCTATTATGTAATTTGGTCAGCTTTGTGAATCCCAAAAGATGCCCGAATTTGTATGGCTTATTCTTTAGGAATTGCACTGCATCATTCCGTGTCATCCAGAATTGCCGCCTCCACTTCATCAATCACAGATTGCTCCACCTCTGCCACCACAATTCTTTCAACAGGTTTCTGCCCAACAGTATCACGCAAGGTTTCAAATGCTTTCACATTGCCATTCATTGCCTGCTGAAATAGTTTTGCTGTGATTGCTTCTGCGCCTGTTATGGTCTTTCCTTCCTTGTCCTTGAAATCCTTTTCAAGCAACATTTCAAGTGCAAGGCGCAGGTTTTTCTTCTGCCGCCGTGATTCTGCTGATGCGTTGCCACCCTTCGACTGTTCCTCCACACTTAATACATGCGCCTGTGGAATCAGATTCTGTTCATTCGCCATTCAACAACACCGCCTTTTCTTTTGTCAGATTTTCCCATCTGTTTATGATAACATCACAATAATGCTCTGACAACTCGCACATAAAACAGGTGCGATCGGTTTGCTCACAAGCAATCAGGGTAGATCCAGAGCCACCGAAAAGATCAACAACAATTTCCGCTCTTTCTTTTGTTCTATCCATTGCCCATGCGATTACTTCAAGCGGTTTCATGGTGATATGTAACTTTTTTTCTCCTCCCCAGTGGTGAGATATGTGGCGCGTATTGCATCCAAAGTTCGTCCATGCTAATTCACATTCAGAAAATGACCGACCATCGTTCTTTTTATGCCATACAAGCCAATCGTTTGATATGGGCAAAATATCGGTGAAATAATTACCGCCCCATATACAAACATTATCCGCTAACGTAAGTACAATAGATATGTCGGGTCTTTCAGAATCCCAACCTTCTCCACGATAAAAATCTTTTGCACCTGTTCCCATCGTCATTTTTTCAGCGTTGATGCCATAGGGAGGGTCTGTCATGACCATATCAGCCTTTACCCCATCCATAAGCCTATCAATAACATTCACATCTGTGCTGTCACCGCAAATCAGCCTGTGATTTCCCAATTGCCAGACATCACCAAGTTTGCACCTTGTTTCCACCTGTTCCGGCACATCATCTTCCACAACCTCTGCTTCTTCTTCAAGGATTTCCGGCAACTGCCAATCAATATCATATTCAGAGAAATCCAATTCCGGCACCTGTTCTGTCAGAAGGTCAAAATCCCATTCGGATTCATTCAATTTGTTATCAAGCAGGCGCAATTTGTTTGTCTGCTCTTCCGTCAAATCTTCCAAACGGACAACAGGTGCTTCTTTGAGTTTCAACCGCTTGCAGGCAATCAATCTGCAATGCCCGATTATCAAAGTATTGTCCTTGTCAACAACAAGCGGTTGAATGATGCCAAAATCCTTGATGGATTGCATGACATTCTTGATTTGTGTTTCATCATGCTTTTTTGCATTGCCTGCATATGGTTTTAATGCAGACAACTTCATCATTTCTGTTTTCATACTTCACTCCAATCTGTTCCCCATCTGTCAATAAGTTCTTGACCTATTTTAGCATATTTTTCATTGATTTGTCTATTATCGGCCATTTATACCTCCATTCTAATCAAATAAGCCAATCTGCCCTTCAACATTTTCATCTTGTACCCACCATTTATACAGGCTTTCAACATCTTTCCAATTACCTTGTGAATCATTTTTTCCGTCTGCTTTTCGTTTATCAAGCATTCTCTGAAAAGACTTTTTGTAATTGTCACGATAGATAGGATATAGTTCAAGCTCTATCTGTCTTTTAGTGGATAACGGACAACCTATACACCCGACACGATGAAATCCTTTGTCATAAAGCGGATTGTAGTCCATTTTTCTATCACGGATAAAAGTCCATACATCAGAATCCGTCCATTGATATATAGGATTGCATAGCAGATTTTTGTTTTGTTTTGCCAGTTCTATAAACTTGCAATCATAAACATCTGCATCATTAGGCTTGCCGCCTGTACTCTCTCTCTCTCTCTCTGATGTGTCTAACACATCTTTTATGTGCGAGTAGTAGTAGTAGTAGGCATTCTTTTTCGTGTTTGCTACTGTCGCAAAATCATCCCTGCCTTTTCTTCCTGTGCTTTCAGCCGCCCTTACTCCAACCGCAATAAATCTATTAGGTATTGTTGTTTCTTTCAATTCTTTGCAACAATATCTTTGTAATCTTGTAGGCGGAATCCCTTTTTTCGGAATCAAATTCCACATTGATTTAGGCGAACCATCTTTGTATGTTGGATATTGAATAGTAGTTTTTATGCCTTTTTCTTTCAGTTTTGCAAACTGCTCTCTGATGTAGTAAACAGTTTCCGGCGCATCAACTGTTGTGTGCGAATTTATAACCTCAATATCATCTGGTTTCAAACATTCAAGTGCGAGTTGCAACATTGTATCAGAATCCTTGCCACCACTATAAGTTATAACAAGCGGCTTCTGGTAGTACAGTTTTGACATTTCAGCCGCAAGCATTAAAACTTCATAGCTGTGGTCTATTTTTTCTTGTAAGAATTTATTTACCATGATCATCCTCCAACTCACATCATTTGAAATCCTCAATTCTGTATTGTTTCGGCACAAGGCTCTGCGCATAATCGGTCAGCCGGATTTTGCCATAGAAAATGCCTTTTGCTGTCTTCTTGCGCTCTGGAATCTTCTTCATGATCTCCATTCCAAACCGCTTTGATGACATTTCCCACTCATTGTTGACCTTTGCCCATGCATTATAGATGGAAAACAATTCTGATGACATGAATTGTGCATCTGAATCATAATCAATCACAATGCATTGCTCCACAAAGCCTGCAATCAAGTCCATTTCCGCCTTGTATTCCTTTGTAGCTTCAGCAACACATGCAGGTTCTTCAAGGCCGTATTTTTGCCATTTCATGCATCCTTCAACCGCCCATGCCAGAATCTGCGGAAATTCCTCACGCAGTTTGTATTTCAGATTCTTGTCAACCTTCTCCTTCGGAATATTCACTTCAAATGGAATCAGCTTGATTCTGCGCCAGATGCCCACATCTGTGCCACGCACAACAGGCTTGTGATTTGTTGCCACCCAAATCTTGAATTCTGGTGTGTATTCAAATTCATCACCATACAGGAATCGGCATGTAACCTTGCTCCCACCTGTCAACTGCTTCAGCAATCCTTCATTCAGCCGCACACCTTCTGTTGGCTCTTCTGATGTGACAAATCTTGCAGATTTCAAGCGGGCAATTTCTGTATTTGCACCGCCGCCGGAAGACCCAAGCTTGCCCTGTAACATCAATGTATCTGGCTGTGTATTTGCGGCATAATCTCCAAGCAGGTCTGCAATGGTATCAAGGAATGTGGATTTTCCATTATTGCCCATGCCATACAGGAAATATGCACACTGCTCTTGAATACTGCCGGAAAGAGAATATCCCACACATCTTTGAATATATTCCTGCAATCCTTTGTCATGATTTGTCACATCATCAAGGAATTTCAGCCACAACTCCGGCTTCCCCTTTTTCACATCATATTCTGCATTGCATATTTTGGAAAGCATCAAACTGCTGTCATGCGGCATCAATTCACCATTGCGCAGATTCACCACACCATTCTGGCAATTAAGGAAATCCGAATATGCATCAAAATCCTCTGGTGATGCCGGAATGTCAAACAGATGCTGACATTCTTTTATCATGGCTTCCTTTGCACTGCTTCCTGCTGTGCGCTTTGCAAATTTCAGAGCGGCTTCCTGCAAATCTTCATCCTGTATATTCCATGCTTCCCGCTTCAAATCCTCACAGATATCATCTGCAAGCTTCTTCACTTCGCCGGATTCATCCAATGTCCACTTTTTGCCTGTCCAGAACAACCACTTCTTTCTGTTGTATGAGTATTTCAGAATGCTTCCAAACTTGTCATACATCCTGTGCGCATTGCCTGTATCAGTCATATCATAGGATTTTGCCTTTTCCTTTTCTGAAACACCAACCTTGCCATTTTTAAAGAAAGCAATGGCAAGTGATGCGTCATCATCATATTTCTCCGGCTCATACACATCAGTGCAGGATGCACAAGCTTTTTCTATGGTTTTATTGCCATAGGTATCATCACCACGCCTTTTATCCCATTTCTTGCGATACAGACCAGAAGAGCGAAAGATTCTGTCCATCTGTGCGGCATTTCTACCTGTCCAGAAGGCAAGCTGATTGCACAGGGCAAGGTCAGCTTCAGACTGTGACGGAAACAAGCCTTCCCATTGTCCAGAATAAAGCATTGTGAACAGGCTTCCACTCTTGCAGGCTCTTGCCTTGTCAATGATCTCCGCATCATCAAGGTCAACAATCACCTGCCTGCGCACTTCTGCTTTTGGTGTTGCATTTGGCAAATATTTGCTGTGCAGGATTTTCACAGATTCAGTGCAATCTTTGATTTCTGTGTATGCCGGATTGTACAGATTGCCTGTGCAAATGAAATACCTGCCAGATGAATACATTTCCACACCGCCTTTTCTGCGGCTTCCATCCGGCAATTTGCCTTTGCAAATGATGTGGATTCCATTCCCACTCCTGCTGATTTCAGTATATGATTGAAGTGTTTCAACGAATTCATCCACAAAATCAAGCTTGTCAAGGCAATGGTCAAGGTCAATGCCAAAATAAGGTGCAGAGAACATGAATCCAAGACCATCAAATCCGAATGTATCACAAGCCTTCACAGCCTGTTCAAATGTTCCCCATGTATTTCTGTCATTACTCTTTGCATTCTGTCCGTTGAATGGATTCTTCGGAATCTTGGCTTCCCCTTGCCAACACACCCAATTTGATACCTGCTTCAATTCGCTTGGAATGTTCTCTACCTTTGTTTGCACGCTCCTGTATCTCCTTTCCCATCACTTCTTCTTCTGGAATCTGCCATTGCTTTCCAACCTTTTCTGCTTTGATGCTACCAATTGCAATCCATCTTCTGATTGTACGCACCTTCAACCCAAGGGCATCCGCAGTCTGTCTGATTGTCATGCTTTCACCTCACTTCCTCATACTTCACCTTTATGGTGTACTGTGCACCTGTTTCAGCATCAAGGATTTTCGCTTTGTCACAAAATCCTGCACCTTCCTTTTCAAAAAATTCCATGCATTCTCCAATGGTATCATGAAACGCATTCCCGCAGAATGTCTTGCCGCTAAAAATATTGATTGCATATCGCATATTCTTTCCTCCTTTTTTTGATTTGCAGGCGGCTTGCGCCGCCCGCTGTGCTGATTGTCAAATGAGATTGATGACCTTAATGTTCTCATATGTCTTTAATCCGTAAATGCTAACAGATACAGGATAATAACATGTCTGCTTCATTTCATCATTTACCATGAAACCTGCGATTCCATTCAAACCCTTGCGGTCAATGTATTCTCTGCACAGACTTTCAAGCTTTTCTTTTGCTACAAAATCTGTATAATGTGTGCAGGTTTCTTCAAGCTGTGCGGCAATCTGCTTCATCTCTTTCACAATCTTGCTAACAGGCTTCAGTGCGAATCTCTTTTTGTTGATAGTCTGTACAAAATCCTGCTTGGAAAGATTTGTTGCCATGTACATAGGCTCTATTATGTTTTTGTAATCATCAAAGCTTACTTCATAACCTGCAATTTCTTCAAATTCTTGTTTCATCATGGTGTGTGTCCTCCTGTGAAGTGGTATTGTTGATTGATTCTGATACCAATATACACCATGTTCTGCAATATGTCAATATTTTTTATAATATTTCTGCATTTATTTTGCGATAATATCCCCGCCGGATGCTTGCCCAATTTTTGTACATGCAAAAATCATCAACAAAATCAATGACAGTGCCACATTCCTTGCCTTCTGCTTTCCTGCCAACTCTACCTGTGGCTTGTGTAACTGTCACATCATTTTTTTCAGGTGTGGCAAAAACAACATATCTCAGATTCGGCACGTCAAGTCCTTCAGCAGCTAATTGATAAGTACAAAACACGCAATCAAGCTCTCCATTATTCAGCTTTTCCAGAGCGGCTTTCCGCTCTGCCTTTGCCTTCTTACTCTGCCCCATGCCGGACAAGCAGACAGCCATTCCCGCTTGCCCTTTATTATATGCATCACATAACTGTTGCAAATACTCCACACGATTTGCCAAAACCATAACCGCTCCTGCGTGATATAATCCGGCAATAGTTGACCATACAACATCAAATCGTTCATTGTCATGAATCATGCTGTCAATCACTTTGTGATAATCAATTGTGCCATCACCCATCAAAATTTCATCATAATCCGGCATCCATCCTGTATCAATCTGCTGTACCTGCACAGGGCATGTTGTATGCGCCACTTCTTCCTTTGTCACTTCATGAATCTTGTCACCCAGAAGCGCAAACATGCATGCCTGCAATCCATCTGACCGCTTCGGTGTTGCTGTCAATCCAAACTTATACCGTGCGCACAGGCTTGACACCACCTTATAAAACATAGTCACTCTTGAAGGCGTACCACAGCAATGCTGACAATTATGCACCAATATTCCATTGGCAAAATAATTGTTGTTATCCTCTACTTCGATATTGTAGACATAACCATCAGAACACAGTCCTCCAAATGTTCCATCACTTGTTTGTTCTTGAACCTCAACATTGTCCACCCTAACCCATTCAAAAACTGCTCTTTCTTTGTATCCTGTTTCCGCCGCTCTATTGTCTGATGCGAACCGCCATCCACCTCTATTGCAATCATATTCTCTGGAATTGCTATGTCCACCTTGTAACAAGTCGGATATCCAGAATCTCTTGCCATTTTTGTTGGTATTGGATATTCCGCATAAATGCTCGCCACGTTCGCAAGTGCAAGCATCAGTTTTTGTTGTGGAACAGTCAGCCCCGCACCATTCCCACATCTTATCCGTGGCTTGTGTCCGATTTCTTTCAGCCTGTCCGATACCGCTTTTCGCACTTCCTGCTTTTTCATCGGATTGTTTTTTTTCATACGCTCCACAAACTGATCGTGATACCGATTGTTTGTTTTTTTCATTGTTTCGGATGCGGCTTTCCTGCGATCTTCTGTCCAAACATCTCTTTTGTGACCACCCTTTACAGAACATTCTTTTGAGCAATAACAATAACCTCGCTCCAATGCCCTGCGTTTTGATGTTTTGGGCATTATGTCTGTTTCCACTTCTTTCCCACACCAATCGCAATACATAATCATCATGCACCAACCTTTCTGCATCAATCCATCGTCCATCTTTTGTGAATATCGGATGATTAGAAGTACAGATTATTTCTTCTCCATTCGATAATTTTATTTTGACAATATCATGTGCCTTGTACTTAAATACATGCTTTACACGCTTGTATTCAAGTTTTTTCGTGTTCCTATTGTATGATGTTATTATATCATCAATGCATAGGTTTTTCAATTCCCTTTTTCCGGCAGGTGTATCAATTAAAGTTTCTGCGGGCATACACTCATCCACAATGATGATATCAAATGCATCCCGATATGCAGACAGGTCAATCTTTGCCATTGTCTGCACTGTGGCAAAAGTGATGTGTTCTCCTATATCAACCTTCCCTGCCGTAATTGTGCCGCATTTGACACCTTCCAGAACACTAATTGCCCGCTCCTTGCTCTGCATCAGCAAATCATGTGTGTGTGTCAGCCACAATGCCCTGCCGCCTATCCTTGCAATGATTTCCAATCCACACTGTGTTTTACCAGAACCACACGGCATCACCAGAATGCCATTCTTGGCTTTTATTGCCTCTTGTGCGGCTTTTTCTTGATATTCATACAGGTTTATGCGGCTTTTATATTCGACATGCCTTAATGGGCAAATTTGAAGCTTGTACGCATCTTTCACAGGCCATAGATGCCAGATTTTTTCAATACATCCAAATGGAAGATGCAATTCATCACCCACTCTTTCATACATCCAGATATATTCTGATGTGCCGCCTGTCCATTTACCCATCTGTTGCCGCTTGTAAAATTCTGGATTCTGAATGACAAGATTATTCTTGCACCATCCAATCAATGCATTTGTCGGCTCTTTTATTTTCAGCTTTTCACAAACAAGAATTTCCATCAAAACCAATCCTTCCACTCTTCAAATGCTTCCTGCTTTTCTGTCTGCGCTTTCTACCTTGTACGGCTTTGGCAACGGCATCCATGCATCTACATCAAGAGATGTCCATCCATCTGTAAAATGCTTGCCATTCCAAAACGCCCTAAATGGTATGTTATCCCTTTTGCATACCAAATATATGTCTAACGGCTTTCCCTCAAATTCCGGGTTTGGATTCGGATGTTCCGGCGTCCTCTCACTAACAGGAATCCATCTAGTCTGCTCCCTTAATTGCTTTAGTTCTTTGAGCCATTCTGCAAGCTGTCTGTGTCTTTCTGCGCATTTACCGTAATCAATTAGCTGCATAGCTGGGCGAATCGTTTTGCTTAATCTTTCATTTGTATCTGCCACTTCCTCTGTATTTTTGATTGCTTCATCAAGTGTCATTTCTCCACCTCACTTTCTGCCTTGTACTTGTCGATATAGTCTGCATTTATCCATCCAACAACATTGTCCATATTGATTCTTGCAACAAGCCGTCTGTTATTGATTAGCTTTATCATTCGTGTTTTTTCACACCACTCGACTTCATCTGCTTTTATGCTTATAATCTTTCCGTCAGTAAGCACTATGTTATACATCTTGATTTCCTCTACTTTGTTGACTAAATTGTTTTTTAAAATTATCCTCTTTTTTAATTGACATCATAACATGAAGCATATCTCTTGCGGATGTTCGACTAATATCAAACTGCTCACAAAGAAAATCAATCCACTTTTTGTTACTCATCCTCTTATTTTCAAAATCATCACATCCTTTTTGAGGATAACATGGTTTTAATTCTAAATTCTCACAATATCCATCTTTGTTATATTTACAATATTGACAGTTTCTTTCGGTATTCATATTCGCTCACTTTCCGCCTTGTACTTTTATGGACTTAATCAACTCACTTACTCTCCAATCTGACGGAACATTGTTTCCGTCTGTAACAAAGCATCCATTAGCATTAAAAGGGCATTGTCTGCATCTATCCTCTCCTCCGTATGTCTTACATACATCCACTATCGTTAGTGCTAATATTAAGGCTTTCTCTCTTGTCATTCTTCTTCCTCGCTTTCCCATAAAAGAGCCTGTCCACACTTAGGACAGAAATCGGGTTTATGTTCAATAGAATAGTATCCATCACCATGATGTGTCGATAACTCATAATTGCAATTCGGATTAGGACATTTTGTATATATCCACTTTTGAACATCCACTCTTTTTGGAATAATGCGTTGTATATCGCATCCTTTCGGAAGTAATGTGCCATCTTTAAAAGCATTTAACAATATAGGTTCTTTGCATCTTTCAAGGACTAATTCATAATATGCCCTTGGCACCTTAATTACTAATTCTATCTTTTCCATACCTTTCATGCTTGTTCCTCACTTTCCCAATCCAATGATTGACCGCAGTTAGGACAGAACGGTAATCCCCAATCCTTATCACCATCTTCGTATTCATAACCGCAGTTTGGACATTCTGCCATATCATAAACCATATATCCGTCTGCATATCCGTCACCGCTATATAACACTGTCTTGGATTCGTGCTGTGTGACGGGCGATAATGCCTCTACTGCTCTTAAACATTCAGCTACTGCTTTCACCTCTTTAGTATCACTTTTGCGCAAACCTATTCTACTAATAGCATCAAGCACATCCTCTTTGAATGCAGTGACATCCTCACAAGGCTGTTGCTCTATTTTTTTAATAACCATATCAAGAGCTTCTCGTTCTTTTGATGTGGTTCGGTCAAATGTGCCAAACACAAGTCCTTTAAGAGTATCTATCATTTCTTCGTCTGTCATTTTTATTGTATCTGCTTCTTCTCTTGTCATTACTCATTCCTCACTTTCCAGCGGCTTCAGATTCTTAAACAATACTTTTTTCTGAAACCTTTGCAATATCCGATCATATTCGCTGTCCGTAATACATCCATGTATATGGGCGCAAACCAAACCAAAACCAGTTTTTTCTATCCACTCTGCATCATCACCAAAAGTAAAACCTTGTGCGTTTTCCTGTTCCTCGTAACTATCACATAATGCACCATGATAAAATTCAACTGTTATTGCTCATACCTCTCTTTCCTGCGTCTCAACTGATATGTTCTGAAATATAACTTTCTGCCGTATCATCAAGAAATGCCAATATTAAATCTTCCTCTGGTCTGTCAAATTCAATATCGTTATGACTTATAAGCCATTCTTTCTGATATTCACAAAAATCATTTATCAACGACTTAATAAGCAATTCAAGTGTTACTTCTTTCATACTCCCTCGCTTTCCTGTGGCTCTGCATACTTCTTTTCAATCAATTCAAGATTATCAGCAAACTCATTTAAGGCTTGTGCTACTTCCCTTGATTCAGAAATGATCTTTTTCAGATTCATTTCTGCTGTAATTTCATATTTTGCCATATCACTTCTCGCTTTCTTTATCTGCTTCTATGATTGTTGGTGCATTATCAAGTGCTATTTCGGTGCATCTGATAACTGTACTATTATCAAAGTAATGCTTACGAATACTATTTTCATATTCTCTTGCATCAATCAATCTTCCGTGCCCTTTAGGAAGTGGTGTGCCGTTTGCAATGGATTTCCGCATCATACTTACACTTGCTCTGCCGTCTTGCACTTTTCTGTAATCGTCATCTGATATATCAATTACTATCTGCATATTTATTCCTCACTTTCTTTCACTAAACTGCTTTTTGAAATTGTCCTCTCTCTTAACTGACATCATAACATGGAGCATTTCTTTAGCCGATGTACGGCTTATATCAAATTGTTCAGACAGAAAATCTATCCACTCGGAATTTGTCAATTTAATATTCGGTTGCATATTGATTAGTGCCTTAAGTGCGCTATGATTTCCTGCAAAGTTGCCATCTGGTAAAGCAGGTAACTTGTCTATATGTTCTTTAAGTTTATCCGCATCAATCGCTTTCATTCCTTATCCTCGCTTTCGTCATCTGGTAAATTTAACTTGCTCCAATCCACATCATTGAATACCTCTACAATTTTTCTTCCTGCGCCAAGAATTACCTTTCCTATTTTCCAGAATGTAAAGTCAAGACCTAACAATGTAGGATATTTCTCTTTGATATATTCTGCAATGTAATCATTTTCTGTCATTTGCTTTCACCTCCTTTCCCATCCACTATAATTTTTGCAAATATAACTACCACAACTCCCATCAAAATCACCTTTTGAGTAATGTTTGCAATTACGACATTTATGTTCTATTTCCT